TCCACCTTGCTGTGACTCAGTCTTACTGCTCTGCAATTTAATTATCCTCTTATTTAAAAATATCTGCGATAACATGTATCCTCTTCATATCACTCTTACAGTTATCTAATATATCTTTGGATTCCTCTGATGTTAACACCTCTATATCAGATTGGGACATTTCTTCTGCCTCAACTACCATGCATGTATCACAAGTAGCGTCCTGAATACGTGTGTTAAGTATGTTAATAGTGCCATTGATTAGTATGCTGTTGCACTTATCACATCTAACGCTAACTACTGTGCCTGTCTTCATATGGCTCCTCTTCTTTAAGTGTTATCGTTGTTGATACAAAATTTTTTATTCATAAAGTCTTAACATCTTAACAGCATAGCTTGTTATTTCCTCTGTATTGTTGCGCCTTACTGCTCTATTAAATGCTCTAGTGTATAAGTTAAACTTATCTGCTAGTATATCTTTATTACTCTTGACTAGTGTTATTTTATCTTTTGGTATAAACTTTAAATTGTTATTGCTACTACTTATACTGTTAGCTGTTAGTGTAGCATCTATATTATTATTATATATTTTCTTGCTGTTGTCTATTTTATTTATAACTACTGCTTTTTGTGTAGATGGTAGACTATTGACTAACTTATCTATTAAATGTTGTGTTGCTTTGTAACAAGTGGAGTGTATTACTTCAGACTTTCCGTCCGAAGTTATTATAATTAAGTTTTCTTTTGGTATGTAGAATTGAATCACTTAAATACTTCCGAAGTTATTTCCAACCATCCCGCCCACTAACATTAAAGTTAGTACAGTTAAATTGTTGAGTTAATCAGTTGTCATTTCAGCTTCCGCTTCTGCTACTAGTTCAGCGTCCGTAACTTTACTTTCAGCGGTCTTCTCTGCTTTAATATAAGTTTTGGGAAACCGTTTAATACCATTAGCATCTATGAAATAATACTGTCTATTGCCACGTGCATCAATAGTGAAACCGCCATCAGATACAAGTATACGTTCTTTTTTACCATCTTTACCAATTACCGCTTTACCATCACCATCCACTACATCTATAAACACTTGTTTACAGTGCTTTTCGCAAAGCTCTGCAAACTCAGTGCGGAATATTTCCATTTGTGGACTATCATCAGCATTTGTTGAACGTGTACCGCCATTAGCTACAACACCACTATCTTTAGCAACATCCATTATTAAACCAATAGCATCAGCAACAGCGGAGTTGTCCGTTGTCTCTGCAATCTGTTTAGCTATTTCTTCCATCATATCACGTGCTTTACCGCCAATCTTCAAACCGTCAAACTTTATACCATCAGCAATTGCTTGCTGTTGTTCTTCGGTTAGTGTTGGGAGTGGTGTAGTTGTATCTATGTTACTGTTACTATTCATAACATTAGACTTATTAACATCAACAGCTTGTTTTTTCTTACTCATTGTATGTATCTCCATTACTGTTAAGTTGTATGCTAGTACGTGTGGCTCGACTACTTCCGCGTGTATTAGCTATATTCATGCTGTAAAATTATACATGCTGAAACAAAAGCACAAGTAAAAAAACAGCACAAACTATAGAGCATACTCTTATTTATAATTACCATTCAAATCTGAGTGAAAGTCCATATAATATATATTATGTATAATTAAGCTATATGCTTTTCAACCAAAAAATCCGCCCCCCGAAGAAGCCGATGGGGGTATGGGGGCGCGCTTAAAGGCATACACACATTGTAGCCCTATTTTTGAGGTTTAGGGTATGCGCAAAAGTAGAAGTAGAGGTATATAGTATATATAGTTTAGGTATACCGTGGTTTACCCTAGGGGGTAAACCCTAGGGTTAACTTAGGTATATATATACTATATAAGGAAAAATTAATTTTAGTTGACTTTAGTACACTGTTACAGTAACTTGTCACATGGATATAGAAGTCTTTGATGATGAACCTATTGATTTAGACTGTCCTGGGTTCTTTTACCTCTGGTGCTGCGATTGCGGGCTAAGACATTTAACAGTTGTAGATGTAGAAGGAAAGGGCGCAAAAGACTTTAAGAAGTCTGAAGGCAAGGTTAGGATTGCCATGTCAAGAGATGATAGGGCAACATCACTTGCACGGACTGCACAGAACGTAGTTTTGTATAGAAGGAAGCAGAAAGACAAGAAGAAATAGTTTGTATAGCAGGCTAATATCCAATAAGCAGGAATGTTTATATAGCAATAAAGACGAATTCCTTTCATTTCACCCTGATAAGTATCTTCATGATGATTGGCGTACGGCGCAGGAGGGCAGCTGGGTTCTTACTGACGATGGTCAGGTATGTAAAATCCTGAAGAAAGGAACATTCAAGTCACATTCAGGCAGGAAGGCATCAGAATACGTTAGGACACTGCTGGGTATGGTGCTGCTTTCTACTAAATCAAAGCTTAAAGGTAAACCTGTGCGTAATATATACTCATTCAAGGGCAATACATACTCTGATAAGGCTAGGATTAACAGGAAAGAGCCTACGAAGCATGAGATTGTCTTTGCAAAGTATGTTGCAAGGGGATTACCGCCCGAAGAAGCCTATTTGCGCGCATTTCCTACGAACAATGTAGGATATGCGAAGAATTTCTCCAGCAGGCTCATAAAAACAGAAAGGATGTTGAAGTTGATATCAGAAGAAATGCAGGAAGTACTTGATGAAGCAGGCGTAAAGCCTAAGTATCTTGTAGAAAGTACCAAAAAGGTCATAGATAAGGACAAAGCACGTGATTCAGACAAACTCAGGGCTATAGAGACACTCATGAAGCTATGTGGTATGTTCCCAGGAGAGAAGAAGACTGAGTCTTTGACTGTATTCCAGGGCTTTTCTAACGAACAGTTGGAACAATTGCGCTCTACTGAGGTAAAAGCGCTTGCTCACGCTGATAAGCAGATAGAAGGGAAGTAGTCATGTCGTATGGTATAAGTAAAAGCGGCAGTAAGTTCAAGGTAGTGAACAAAAGTACTGGAAAAGTTAAAGGTACGCACAATTCCCGTACATCTGCAGAGAAACAGAGAAGACTTCTTAAATCTATTAATAATGCAATGAAGAAGATAAAGATTATACTGCCTTATAGGGTTTTGAAGAGCAATACCAATATAACGCCCATACCTGAGTGGACTATTGATGAAAAGTATAGACCTACCCGCAGACAAAGATGAAGTACTGAGCAAGTCATTTAACGACTTGCTGTACTTTGGCAGGGCATTCCTGCCTAAAGACTTCCTCAATAAGAGTTCATCCCCTCCATTTCACTACGAAATATCTAAAAAGCTTATATCTACTAAGCCAGGCGCAAGGATATGTAATATACTGCCAAGAGGCTTTGGCAAGTCAATCTTAGCAAAAGCAGCAATTATGCATAAGATATGCTTCTCATCAAAGGATGAGCGCAATTTCATAGCATGGGTGGCTGAGGAGCAGGGACAGGCAGTAGACCATCTCAAGTATATCCGCACACATCTTGAGTATAATGAGATGATACGCTACTATTTTGGCACATTAGCAGGTGATGCAGTAGGAAACAGGTGGACTGAGAAAGATATCGTTACATCTAAGGGAGATAGGATTATTGCTAAAGGTACAACGCAGAGGCTGAGAGGTCGTGCTGAGATAGATGTAAGGTATACTGGAATCATTCTTGATGACTTTGAGTCTGAATTGAATACGAAAACACCTGAAAGACGCAGTGAGATTAAGAAATGGGTAGTATCTACAGTTTTCCCTGCACTTGAAGAGACTCCTGGTAATGAAGGCTGGATATGGCTTAGTGGTACAATTGTGCATTATGATAGCTTTCTTCAGATGATTGTTGATGGTTCGACAGAAGCAAAGAAGAATGACAGGGATTATCCATGGGATGTTACGTTTTACAGGGCTGTAGAGGATGGAAAGCCATTATGGAAGGACCAGTTCTCATTAAAGAAGCTTGAAAGGAAAAAGGCAGAGTTCACAGAAGCAGGCTTGATTAACAAGTATGCGCAGGAGTATATGAATGATGCGCGTGATATATCATCAGCTTCATTCAAAATAGACAGAATACAGTATTATAGTGGAACTTTTGATGCAAAGAACAAGTTTACGTATCTCATAAAGAATGATGAGGCTATTCCAATCAATGTATACCTTGGTGTTGATATTGCAGCAACCGCTACTGAAACATCTGACTATCAGGTTATCGTTGCTATGGGCATTGATTCAGATAATAATAGGTACGTTCTTGAGTACTTCCGTGAAAGAATCCCCACATTTGATGTTCCTGAGAAGATTATCGCAATGGCTAAGAAGTATTCTCCTGTCAGGAGAGTTACGATTGAAACTGTTGCTGCGCAGGAGATGGTGAGAGATATGGTTACACGTATGGCAATTCAGGACAGAAGACTAATTCCAGGCATATTTAAGGGGATTAAGCCTCCAGCAGGTATAAAGAAGGCTGATAGACTTGAAACATCACTAGGACCTATAGTGAATACGAAGAAGCTTTACATCAAAAGAGAGATGACAGAGATAGTGGATGAGTTCTTTGAGCATCCAGTTCCAAGGCATGATGATATACTTGATGCACTTTACTATGCAGACTACTATGCTAGGGCACCTAGGAGTTCAGCAGTTGATATGGAGGTCTATGGAAAGGATGAAAAAAGGAAAGGAACTATGAAAAGGTACTATAATTGGCTTACTGGTGCGAAAATATAATTTTTATGTTGTATATT